GTGAGCAAGTCTATTGACGCCACCACCATAATCATTGGTGCATACATGCCCACTTGCTATCGCACCATTACGATCTTCCCACATCAAGCCACCCGGAACCAAAATTGGTCCGCGTGCCAAGTAATCTGTTATAATATCGTAGATGCGACTAACGTCTTCGTTGCCGTACCAATATTGGCGTATTCTTTTTACGGCGTCCAACAGTAACCTGGGTACTGTAGCGTCGAAGCTTTCGAAATCCCCTGAAATTATAGGCCGACCACGCGCTGTCTTTAGCATTTCGGTGACGGCTAGGTCCACTGCATCTGGACCAGACCACGCAGCAAAGCCAGGCTTTCCCGCTAAAGCATTGATTACAGGGTATAGAACTCGGGACGATAGATACGTCTCCGACTTCGTTGACATTGCCACCGTTCGTTGCTTTGGCGTATTTGTCCCATTTGCCTGACCTCGCCATCCCAATGTGTACGGCCAAAGTTCAAGGTAATTACGTACTGAGTTGGCCTGTGTACGATACCACATATCCTTCGAAGCATCAGTGGTAAACCAGGGTGCACCGCGCAATCTATGACCACGAGGTGCTGCTTCGTATGCGGCATCAGGCGAAAGTGCACGTAGGGACCGCTGTGGTAGGACGCTCATTTCTTCTTGAACGCATTGCTCGAGCAATTCGAGATCTGCGTCCAGATGGCCGCCCGTATATTCTTCCACCTTATCCCTCCGCTTAGCGAAAGGAACCATAATGGAGAACGGACCAAGCTTCTCTCGCTCATGGGCGTCGATTGCGTCGAAATCGTCAAAGCCTGTGGTGCCAATGGCCTTTTCGAGTTCACTTGCAATTTCCTCGCGTGGTGCCTTATCAAAGAGAGGGGTACGCAAATCCACCTTATACCCACGCTCAGTGCGGTCCAGCATATGGTACAGGCGCTGCAGAGCGTAGCGAGAGTATCGGCCAATGCCCGCAATAATGCGCTGATACCATTCATCACTCATTCACTCCTACTCCGTTGGTTCGGGTGCAGCATTATCCACCTGGGTACCTTTCGGAGGGTTACCTTTAGGTTGGTGCTGCACTTTTGCCTTAACGTTATTCTGTTTTCGTTTCTGCTTCTTCTTCCTCTTATGTTTCCTAGGCTCCTTGGGAGCAGGTGTGGCAACCTGAACCACACTTGGTGCTGGAGCAGTACCGCCACCACCAGCCACCACTGTGATAGGAGGAGCAGATGAAGGTTCCACTGTAATATTACTCTCCTCCTTTCCTTTTGGTGCCATCATGTATCCAAGGAAAGCAGCAAGTAAAGAATCCTGATTAGCCTGAGATTGTTGCTGCCCTGCAATTAAATCCTTTATCTTATTCTGTAGGTCGGAGATTAATCCGCCAGATTCAGACTCGGGCTGTTGAACAGTAACATTCACGGCTGGAGGCGCTTGCTGTGGTACCTGTATAGTGGTATTACCACTTGGCTTAGCATTAGCCTTCTGCGCTTCAGTAAGTAACTCACCAGTGAGTCGGTTGTACTCCCAAGCTGCATTGGCAGCACTTTCCGCTCCAGCAGCAGACTGTTTAGCGTATCCACGCATCACATGCTGCAACCACCATGCTCCTACCACAGTTGCGCCAGTTTTCACCCCAGTCAGCGTGCTCTTAGACGTGAGCATCTTTAAATA